TGATTACTAAAGAACAAATCGTGACTTTACTTACTACCAATAACAAGGCAGTGGGTCGTGCTTTAATTGCTCTGTTTAATCGTCAAACTCTTGGCGAACAAAGTTCCGAATCTACAGTAAATCGTAATGGCGAAGGCTTTACTCCAGCCGATGCTTTTATGGGAACTTCCATGGCTAAATTCTTTGCCGCTCGTGGGTATCTGACAGAAAAGCAATTGTCGTATTGGCTAAAACCAAACGCTAAAGGCGTTCCTAGAATCTGCAAATATGCGGGTCAATTGTTGGAAGTTGCCAATAGTAAAGTTGTAGATTGACATTAAATCGGTTTTACTGTAAAATACATACTTAAACTAGAGAACAGGAAATAAAATGGCTTATATGAATCAAGAGCGTAAAGCGAAAATTGCCCCAGAACTCAAATCCATTCTTAAAAAGTATGGCGTTAAAGGTAGCTTGGCTGTTCGTAATCACTCTACGCTGGTCTTGAACATCAAGTCCGGAAAAATTGATTTTATTAGTAATTTTAATAAAACAGTGTCCAAACAACCTGGTGGTTTTCGTAACGGAAGTCCAGCTGAAAAATCACTACAAGTTAATCCATACTGGTATCATGATCATTTTTCCGGAAATGCAAAATCATTTTTGAAAGAAGTTTTAACTGTTATGAATATGGGTAATCATGATAATAGCGATATTATGACCGATTATTTTGATGTAGGTTGGTATGTGGATGTCAATATTGGTCTTTGGAACAAACCCTACATTTTGGAGTAATTATGAAAGTAGTAATTAATGCTTGTCATGGTGGTTTTTGTTTGTCAGATGCAGGTATTGCTCGTTATCTGGAACTGGCCGATTTGACAATGACTAATGCAGATGAATTTTATGATCGCGATATTCCTCGTGATGATGATGCTTTGATTCAGGTTGTAGAAGAAATGGGCGGAATGGCAAACGGTTCTTTTGCTAGTTTGAAAATCGTGGAAATTCCCAATGATGTAAATTGGTATATTGAAGATTATGATGGTCATGAATGGGTGGCAGAACGTCATCGCACATGGCATAACTAAGGAATAATTAAATGAAATTAAGTTCAGCACCTCAACATGAAGCTATCTTGTCCAACGTGGGCGAGGTTGGCGAATTTCGTATTCGTAATAGTGCCAAAGCGTTTAGTATTCTATCCAGTGGATTGTACTCTAACAAAATTCGTGCCATCATTCGTGAATTGTCATGTAATGCGGTAGATAGTCATGTTGCGGCTAATCGCAATACTACTCCATTTGATGTACATCTTCCCAATGCTATGGAACCATGGTTTGCTATTCGTGACTATGGAGTGGGTTTAAGTTATGATCAAGTGGTCAATATTTATACTACATACTTTGAAAGTACAAAGACTGATAGTAATGCGTACATTGGCGCCTTGGGTTTGGGTAGTAAAAGTCCATTTAGTTATACTGATAACTTTACTGTAACTGCAATTCAGAATGGCATCAAGGGTATCTATTCGGCATTTATTAATGGCGAGGGTGTTCCCAGTATTGCCAAAATGATGGAAGAATCTACTAAAGAACCAAATGGCGTAGAAGTTAAATTCTCTGTTAATGAGCGATATGATTATAGCAAATTCAAAGAAGAAGCTGCTCATGTTTATAGTCATTTTAAACTTCAACCAGTAGTTAGTGGCAGTAGTGATTTTAAAATTAGTGAAATTGAATTCAAAACTCGTGATATTATTCCCGGAGTTCATGAAGTCAATGAACGTAATAAGTTCGGAACTTATAGTTGTTTAGCAATTATGGGTAATATTGCTTATCCAATTCAAGTTCCAAACGCATCAACTGTATTGGGTGATTTGGCATCATTGCTTTCATGTGGTTTACATATTGAATTTGAAATTGGTGAATTGGATTTTCAGGCTAGTCGTGAAGGTTTGTCATATATCCCACAAACTATTAATGCCATCAAGCGTAAATTACAACAAATCAGTGATCAATTGACAGTGTATGTGGCAACTGAGGCTGATAAGATTGACAATTTATGGGATCGTTCGGAATTTTTAATGGACAAATCTCGTAGTAAATTGTGGACTAAATCTGTAAGTGACTATATTATTAATACTAAATTCCCATTAATTCAAGTTCAAAATTGGGGTCTTCAAGCGACAGTTTTTAAATTGTCAATGGAGAAATTAGCCAAAGATTATAACATTAAACTTAAATCATATCGTAAAGATATTAATCGTACAGTTCAAATGGTTGAACAAAAACCAAGTTCTGTATATATTAAAGATGTTAATGATCCTACACGAATTGTTCGCACTGAATATGAACATTCAGTTTCTGCTGATTCTGAATCTGTATTTGTTATTGGTGATATTAAAGTTGGTCCAATTGAGCGAACAAAATATCATTATCGTACATTTAAATCACCCGTATCAAACACAAAGGGTCAACATGTTCATCTATTGATTCCTGAGGATAAAACTAAGGAGATGAAAACTAAGGAGTTTTTTAAGAAGATTTATAATCCAGCGAATGTTGTTCAAGTGTCAAACTTGTTGGAAAAACCTCGTGCACTTAATGTACGTGGTGGTAATGTAACAATTATGAAACTACAACGTAAAGATGAAGGGACTACTTATTACAAACGTAATGATGGTGGAACTTTACGATGGCGTGATGCGGGTAAATCAAATAACTTTGATAAATCCAAAACATATTACTATTTTGAACTTCGTGGTTTTGAAATGATTCCCACTCTTGAACATCATTTGTCGGCTCAAGAAATTGCGCAATTACTTAAAGAAAGTAAATTACTTCAATTTAATTATATTGATGTTTATGGTGTTCGTAAACATGATTTGGAATTTATTAAATCTCAACCAAATTGGGTTAATTTGGAAAGTCATATTCAATCAGTATTGACAAATTTGGATCAAAGTACAATTACAAGTTTGGTCAAGTCAAAGCTTGACGAGTATGAATTTTTAAAGTATAATAGTACTATTATTTCTGATATTACTAATAGTAATAGTAAATACAAAACATTAGTGACACAGTATAAAGACGTTCAAAAAATTGAATATACTCATTCATTAATCAGATTATTAAAAAGATTTAATCCAGAAGTTGAAGTAAAGATTCATAAAATTGCATCTGAATTAGATTCGGAATGTAAAAAAGTATATAATAATTATCCTATGTTAAACTTGATCTCTACTTATGGTGATAATTATAATAAACATGAACAAATTGCAGAGTATATTAATCTAGTAGACAATAGTACTAAAATTTAATTTAAACAAACAAAAGGATATTTAAAATGAGTTTTCCATTTCTAATTCAAGGCAATAACATCGTTGTGGTTATCAACAATCAACCACATACAATCAGTAAAACCCACATTACCTATCAAAAGGTATTGGATGCCATCAAGTCTGGTGATTGGGTAACAGTTCAAGATATCATTGAACCAAAGAAGGTCGTATTAAATTATGGTCAGGGTAATATTGAGATTCAGGGCGAAACACTGTTCTGGCGTGGTCGTGAAATGCACAATGCACTTACTACACGTATGATCAGTATGTTGCAAGAAGGATTTCCAATTGAACCATTGGTTCTGTTTATGGAAAATCTCATGAACAACCCAAGTAAGCGCGCGGTTGATGAGTTGTATCGATTCTTGGAAAAGAACAATCTACCAATTACTCCTGACGGTCATTTCTTGGCATACAAGAAAGTACGTGAGAACTATATGGATTGTCATAGTGGTACATTTGATAATTCAGTAGGTAAAGTATGTGAAATGGAACGTAATCATGTTGACGATGATAAAGATCGTACATGTTCAACTGGATTACATTTTTGTAGTCAAGAGTATTTGAAAAGTTTTGGTGGTGAACGTACTATGATTGTCAAAGTCAATCCTCGTGACGTTGTTAGTATTCCAAGTGACTACAATGATAGTAAAGGTCGTGCCTGTCGTTATGAAGTAGTGGGTGAATTGGGTGTAAATCCCGAAGATGCTTTCACTAGTTCAGTACAGGAAAATGCCAATGACTATCAATCTGTAGATGGTTGGGGTGAAGTTCAAGTATAGTAGTACATTAAGAAACTTTGAAGTATAAAGGTCTCTTGATTTTTAAGAGACTTTTATTTTTATATTGAGAACAAAATGAACATAGTAAAAGGCAATTTAATTGATATGGCGGAAGCCGGCGAGTTTGATATTATCGTACAAGGTTGTAATTGTCACTGTACAATGGGTAGTGGTATTGCTCGTGAGATTCGTGAACGATATCCACAGGCATACATGGCTGATCTTTCTACTAAACAGGGCGACTACAACAAGCTTGGAAACTACACTATGGCCTTGTCAAGTTTTACGCCCCCATCAAGTTTCAATTCAGATGAGAGTGCGTTTGTTATTATTAATGCATACACTCAATACAACTTCAATGGATCTGGCGTAAACGGTCAAGTGTTCAATGACGTATTTGAGTACGATAGTTTTAAACTAATCTTACAAAAGTTGGCACATGAATACCCAATATCCAGATTTGGATTTCCAATGATTGGTATGGGATTAGCTGGCGGTAATAAAGTTAAGATCATGGGTATGTTGGCCGAATTTTCATTAAAGATTGCTGAAACTGGTGGGTCATTTACACTAGTTGAATTTGAACAAAAGTAATATTATGTTTACTGTAATTGATTTTATTATTTTGCTAGCAGCCATTGCCATTTTTATATTGGTAAGATATGAGTAATTATGTTTCAAATTAATTGGACAGTTGAAAGAAATAAAAATTCTTATTGGGAACTTTCGTGGTATCCAAGAGAGGATTTTTATTCCTCACTAACAAAAGTAGAATTAAAGTCTGATAATTTTTTAGATGCAATAAAAGAAGCTAAATATGTACTTAATATGTAGTTATTTTGCCGATTGGATAAATAACTATACAAATAAGTAACAAATAGCTTGACAATTAATTTAACTTACTATATAATACTAACATGATGAATACAAAACTCATTCGCTCAATATCAACCATAGAGATGTTTAGAACATCCGTGGAAGGTTATTGGCCCAGTTTTTATGTATTGGCATCAGAACAACATAATCAGAATACAGCCAGTAATCCGGCCACAGAAATTTGTGGGAAAGATCGCGGCAGTACTGAGGTTCTAGAAGGGTGTAGTGTATCGTAATTTGATAATCTAACACCAAAATTCTAAGAACCTCAGATCAAAAGTCTGAGGTTTTTTGTTTTTGTAGTAAGTGAATGTAGGCAACGAGAGCCGTGTGAATCACTATAATAAAACACTAAATGGGCGGACAGAATACATGAATGTGTGGCGATAACACACATAGTAAGACTTCTGATATGGGTTTAACCCATATAGAAAAGAATTAGTTTCTTTTCTTATACTTACTATATTTTTTACCGTAATACCAACCATTAATTAAATAATTATCTATATTATATTTAGATACATATTTAGTTTCTTTGAGATCATCGTTTGATATCCATTTGTGATATGTTGCTGGATTTATGGCACGACCAGATGATAGTGCCTTCTTCATGTCTCTTGATCTATTATTACTAAATTGTTTTTTAAATTCAATATCAGTTTCTAATTTATTCTTGAAGGCTAGATTTCCAGATGATGATATTTCCTTTTGTTGACCTAAACGATGACCTTGATTTGGTAAAGAGTTAATATAAGAAAATGAACTATTATAATTCCCCCCACCTCCGGATTCAATTACTTTATTTGCCCAAATTTTATTTCCAAAATCATCTGATGAGGTGACTATATTATATAATATACTATAATATCTTCCCCATTTATTTCTTTCTTCAATTGATGATGTTTGAAAAATAATTTCGGTATTAACTTGATTTCCAAATTGTTTTATATGATTTTTCCAATCTGTTCCAGATCCCTTGTATTTAAATGGATTTTGTTTTGTTTGACCTAGATATTTTAAGCCGGTTTTTATGTGAGTCTTCACATAGAGATAATAAATAGTCATGCTGATGCTCCTTATTAAGCGTTAGAGTGAGTGGGGATAGCCGTCCCGTGACTCACATTTATTTATCATTTTATTATAATGTGTGGGACAACCACTACAATATTAAAACACATTAGAGGTATCGGAGTGGGGCCACAGCCATAAACTTTCTGCCCCTGAACAGGGAAGTGCTAGTGTGTTTTAATATTGTTAATATGGGCTGTTAGTGATAATGGTAGCACATGTGCTTTGCAAGCATGAAGCGGGAGTTCGATTCTCCCACGGTCCACCAAATTTATTCCGTCTTGATATTCATGGTGAGTATGCCCGGCTGTTAACCGGAGAAGGTTGGTTCGATTCCAACAGACGGAGCCAAGTTTTTGTTGGGATATCGCCTAGTTGGTCTAAGGCCCTGGTCTTTGAAATCAGTATCGTTGGTTCGAATCCAACTATCCCTGCCAAGTTTTTAATGCTGCATTCGGCTTCTGGTGAGGGCCCCAGACTTTCAATCTGGTCAGACGGGATCGTAACCCGTATGCAGTACCAAGTTTTTATCTCCGTATGGCGTAATCTGGTAGCGTAGTCGGTCTGGAGCCGAGCGGTCCAAGTTCAAATCCTTGGGGGGATGCCAAATATTTGCTCTTATAGTTTAATGGTTATAACACTGACTTGGTATGTCAGAAATCTCAGTTCGATTCTGTGTAAGAGCACCAAATCAGTTGACATTTAATTTCAACATTGATATAATGAGTAAATAATAGTTCAAATGCGGGTGAGTGTGTAGGTACGCACAGCAGTCTCATAAGCTGCAGGGAGCCGTTCGATTCGGTTACCACGCAACCAAATTTCAAGGTTATAATGATAATAGATGCTTTTATGTTTTTCAATGAGTATGATATTCTAGAAAGTAGATTGGAATATCTATATGATACTGTAGACTATTTTGTTATAGTTGAAAGTGATATCACTCACAGTGGAAAATCTAAACCATTAAATTATGCCAATAACATTGACAGATATAGAAAATATTCCAAAAAAATATTATATTTTCCATTATCAATTGATGTTAGTCAGTATAATTGGAATATAAAATCTCAACGTACTGAATCATTTTCACCACAATGGGCGGTTGAAAATGCTCAACGTAATCATATTTCTCAAGCGATTAAATTATTTAAAGATGATGATATTGTTATCATTAGTGATGTAGATGAAATACCAAATATTACTGCCATTAAAGAAAGTGTCAGACAATTAAACTATGTGGTAAATGAAGAATATGCACTTTCATTGATTCAAGATATGTTTTATTATAACTTTAATCAGAAACAAGTTAATTCATGGTCTGGATCAGTTGTTACTACTGTTAAAAATATGAAACAACGCGGTCCACAATGGTTTAGATCAAATAGAAATACACTATCTGGAATTTCAAATGGTGGTTGGCATTTAAGTTATTGGGGTGATGTAGAACATATTAAAACTAAATTAAATAGTTTTGCTCATCAGGAATATAATACAGAACAATATAATAGTATTGAAAATATTCAATCTGCTATTGAACAGGGTAAAGATTTATTTGGAAGATTAGACAATCAATTTATTAAATTTGATAAGAATACATTACCAAAAGATTTTCTATTGGCATTTGATAAGAGTTGTGTTGTTAAACATATTTCACATTTTTATAAAAAGATTGATGGATTTTTTAATGATCATGATTTTATTTTTCTCAGAAAGATGTTAGAGAAGTTTTCTGGTCCCGCTCATTTTGTAGAAATTGGAAGTTATAAAGGTCGTAGTAGCAGTTACATGGCGGTTGAAATTGTCAACAGTGGCAAATCAATCACGTTTGATTGTGTAGATACTTGGCAGGGTAGTGAAGAACATCAACAGGGTCAATCATTTGAAGATTTAGATGTAGTAAACAATCAATTATATGAGGTGTTTATTCAAAACATGAAACCAGTTGAGGGTTACTATAATGCCAAAAGAATGAGTAGTGTAGAAGCTTCTGAAACCTATTCAGATAACAGTTTGGATTTTGTATTCATTGATGCGGCACATGATTATGATAGTGTTAAACAAGATATTATATCATGGTTACCAAAAGTAAAAAAGGGTGGTATAATTAGTGGACATGATTATCCACATTTACCTGTCAGACAGGCGGTTAATGAACTACTGACTAAAGTAGGATTTATTGGTGCTTGTTGGTGGGTAGTTAAATAGTTTTATCTGAGTATAGTGTAGTCTGGTAACATACCTGGTTTGGGACCAGGCGTCCAAGGTTCAAATCCTTGTACTCAGACCAGAAAGTTATATTATAAAATTTTTAAATAATTCTACTGCGTTTTCCCAGTCTAGTCGCGACCCAGATGACGATCTTAAACTAATACAATGTCGTTGTCCTAGACTAGTAGGTCGATGAGGCAATGTAGCATTAACAAGATATGCGCCTGGAGTCATATGATAATTATAATCTGGGGGTATATCAG